TGAATGTGCTGTTAAGCACGATGCATTCGTAGAGTGGTATAAAATTCAAAAAGATATTTTTGATAAAGCCGGTAAGTAATTACTCTGTAGCATTAGCTCCGCATTTAGCACGTTTAGCCTTTGTTAGTGCTCCATAATCAACAGGCCATTCTTTCCCAGGTTGTAACTCAGTTGCATTCTTGGGAAATCCATATTGTACTCCAGCTGCCTTTTGAATATCTGCTACGGATACACGGAATTTAGTCAAATCATTCCCTAAATTAACATAAGGTTTAGTATGTGGGAACATCCATCCAGCAACTTGTCCTGTGTTATTGTTGATAACAATCTTATAATAACCATGCGGTACAATCACACCATTGCCAATAGTAGGATCACCAGCGCCATATATAGCTCCAACGTATATTGTAAAACTTTGGTTCAGTTGGACTGACCAACCACGAACTGAAGTTTCCAGTAATTTCCAAATCCCACGATTTAGGCTTCCATGCTGTGGATACATATTTGTCATCAAGAAACTCTCGTACTCTACTTGTTGACTCCAACTCAAATCCCCGTCCGGTGCTGCATGACCCTTGTCGTATCCAGTCCCAACATAATCCGTAGGGGTAGCGCCATTTGGGACGCTAGCATCTGCTACGAAAGCATTTGTGCGTGGGAAGCAACCTAGTGCGTTCTGTGGTAGTAATGTATATGCTACATAGACTGGAATTTTAACAGGAGCATCATATGCTACTAGATAAGCCTCACGGCAGATTGGTGTTGCTTGTCGTGCTGTGTTAGCGAATCCATATGGACTGTGAACTTGACAACTTTGAACTGGATTAGGGGCACGTTGATCCCAAGAAAAACTGTTTACTGATGATAGTGTAAACACTAGTGCTAATAATATACGCATATTTGTCTCCTAAATATGCATATATTTATCATCTATGTTTCATTAGCCTACGTATAGCAGCCAAATCATCTTCTTCTATATTCCCAGTAGTATCATCTTGCGGGTCGAATTCATCTTTTTGCGGTGGTAGTGTATGTCCACCTACAATACCTTGAAATTCTTCTTCTTCCAACTCATCAGGGCTGATAGCAGGAGCAGATGGAGCAGTTAACTTATTCATAGTATAGCGTTTTTCCATTTCTGGATTTTGGGCAGCTATTCCCTGTGTCATACCAGTAGCAACTGCACGTGCTTGTGGGCTAACTGTTGTTGCTACACCTTTTTCAGGTTGCATTTCTCTATTCAATAAATCACCAGTGGCTCTAGTACTAGCATATTTTTGAAAAGCAGCATCATCACCGGCATAACCAGCGGGGCCTGCTTCTGTTAATTGATTTAGTATAGAAATGTAATTTTTGACGTATTTTGAGTCCATTTGTGTTCCTTGGAAGTATGTAGTATTTATGATAAATACAACATTACGGAACAATCTACATGGCATACGCAAACATTCTTATAGGCGATCTACCCAACGACGGAACCGGTGATCCGTTACGTGTAGCATTTGGTAAAATTAACAACAATTTTGCTAATTTACAAACATTATATGATCCTGAAGGTCCTGTTGGGTCTTATCAATTTAAAAATACGACTGAAATTGATGGTGTGACAAGCAATAGTTATACTGGTTCTAGTGCTTTGGTTAATGATGGATCAAATGTATTGATTGGTACAAATTTAATACCCTCAACCACTGTTGATATAGGTAGCCCAGCCAACACTATTCAAAATATCTATGTTGGTAATTCTATTAAAGTAGGAAATGTAACATTAACCGGTGGTGCTGATAGTATTAATTACTCAGCAAATGTCAATGCAGTTAATTTAAAGGCTAGTAATACGTTAACGTTTGGTACAACTGTTCTTGTAAATAATTCAGCGTTTCAAGTTATTACTACCAACAACACCGAGAATCAAACGTTGTATGAATTCCCAATGTCTCAGTTTAGAACAGCACGATTTGAAATTACATCAATAGAATCAAATACTCAAAATAGTCAATTTGCAGTGGTTGAAGCAACTAAACAAACTAATAATACAGATATAAAGTATGTTATACACAGTACTTTATTTGTGGGGACTACATTAACTCATTATTCTGTAACTACTGAATTTGGTCAGTTAAAATTAAACGTGTCCCCGTTTTTAAATAGCACTATAACTCACAACATAGTCTCTAAGATAAATAATTAAATGAGAGCACACGAATTCATTGCCGAAGCTAGAGACGGTAAAATTGACAAAAATCATGCCAAAGCCAATGTAGGTACTTACCGCGCCCGTGATATTGGTGGTTATGATCGTGTCTATCATATGAACCGATTATGGATGGCTATGGCAATGGCTGACGGTAAGAGCCAAGATGCTGTGGATATGGATGCAGCTAGTTTTGCCGAAAAATACAATACAATTCATCCATACACAGAAGAAGAATATAACATGTTTATGTCAGCCAAGAAAACAGTTCCAACTGACAGTAAAGAAATTGTTCCTTACTCAAAGAGCGAAGAACCAGATGACACTAATAAAAAGAGTCTGACGGTGGCATTCAAAGGCTTCAAAAAATAATTAAGCAATCAATATCTTGAATAAGTAAAAGTATCTTATTCAGGAAACCTATGATTGACATTAATAACACACTAGACCTCATCAAATTAAAATTTTATAACGAATGGTTATACACTGCACATATCTATGACGAGGGTGACAGTGGATTTCATCAACATTTAACAGAAAACGTAGTTGAATCTTATATTGACCCACTAAATCTAAAGAAAGATGCTGTTATTTTGGATATGGGTTGTGGTCCAGGATATTTCTTAGATGAGATGAAAGAACGTGGTTATACTAACTTAACTGGTATTACATTAAGTCCAGGCGATATCGAAATTTGTAAGAAAAAAGGTCATAATATCAAAACATATGACATGAGTTTCATCCCACAAAAAGACGGATATTATGACGAAAGTGTAGACTTTATTTTCTTACGTCATTCATTGGAACACAGTCCATATCCTATCTTTACATTGATGGAATACAATCGTATTTTAAAACAAAATGCAAAGATATACATTGAGACACCCGCACCTGATTGTGAACGTAATCACGAAAATAACTTGAATCATTATTCAATCTTTGGTCATAACCAATTGGCTGCATTAATCAATAGAACTGGGTTTACTATTGACACATTCAATACATTAGAATTTGACTTAGCAGTGGGTGAAGATGAAGAAGGTAACAAAGTCGAAGTAAAAGAAAAATACTTCTGCATTCTTGCTACTAAAACACGACCTTTAGATATCAAATAATACGATAAATACATCATGTCCTTTGATGTATGGAAACAAGCAAAAATAATGAACGGATTTGACAAGCTCAAATCTGTTCCATCACGTCAAGAAAATGTAGACACAACATTAGAAGATTTAAAAAGACTTAGTGGTGTGACACCTCAAGTTATCGGTGAAGAAATTAATATTAGTGTGTCTGGTACTGAAAAAGCACAGTTGATGAAGAAGCACAATATACAACCCGGAACACCTGAATGGTTCCAATTATGGTTTAGTAAACCATACTTAACTGGCGAACAACCTGTAGGAAATAAACATGTCAAGTAATGGTATATCCACTCTATCCACAAAGCAAGCAAAACAAAATGCTAAATTAACATTAGCGACTACAAAACGCACTACTGACGGTAGACCTCATACTTTAGATAAAACATTATTACCAACCGTTTACACGAATAACACTGTAACTACACAAATACATCCTGATGGATTAGTTTTAGGACGTCCGTGGAAGTAACTAAATACCCATATGAGCGGTACACCTAATTTAGTCAAAACACCTTATGTAAAAACTGCATTTAATTCAGATAAAGAATTAGATGACTTTATAAAATGCAGTGATCCCAACACAGGTTATCTATACTTCATGGATAACTTCTTTTACATACAACACCCAACACGTGGTAGTATGTTGTATCACCCATGGGACTTTCAAGAAAAATTAATCGAAACATACCACAACTATCGTTTCAGTATTAGTCTTATGGCTCGACAAACAGGTAAGTCTACCTCGGCAGCAGGATATTTGCTTTGGTATGCTATGTTTGTTCCTGATAGTACAATTCTCATTGCCGCACACAAATATGCAGGTGCACAAGAAATTATGCAACGTATTCGCTATGCATATGAAAACTGTCCCAACCATATTAAAGCAGGAGTTACAACATATAATAAAGGCTCATTAGATTTTGATAATGGTAGTCGTATTGTAAGTGCTACAACTACAGAAAACACAGGTCGTGGTCTTTCTATTTCATTATTATATCTAGATGAGTTTGCATTCGTAAGACCTACAATTGCGGCAGAGTTCTGGACATCCATTACACCTACATTGTCAACTGGTGGTAAAGCAATTATCACAAGTACTCCTAATAGTGACGAGGATCAATTTGCATTGATATGGAAAGGTGCAAACAAAACAGAAGATGAATATGGAAATCAAACAGAATTAGGTGTCAATGGTTTCAAAGCATATAAAGCAACATGGCATGCTCACCCAGAACGTGATGACAAATGGGCGGATGAAATGAAAGCTCAACTCGGTGATGATCGTTTTCGCCGAGAGATGAATTGTGAATTCATTATTGCTGATGAAACATTGATTAGTCCTAATGCATTATTTGATTTAGAGGGTGTAGAGCCAACATTTCGTCAAGGACAAATACGTTGGTATGAAAAACCCACAAAGGGTCATGTTTATATTGTAGGATTAGATCCAAGTCTTGGTACAGGTGGAGATCCAGCAGCCATACAGATTTTTGATGCAACTACTACGACACAAATTGGTGAATGGAAACACAACAAAACTGTTATTCCAGATCAAATTAAACTGATAACACAGATAACCAAATATATACTTGACTGTACCGGTGAACCAAACAACATTTACTATAGCTTAGAAAACAATACGATCGGAGAAGCCGCACTAATATCACTAAATGAATATGGTGAGCATAATATCAGCGGAACTATGATTACTGAATCAGGGGTCAAGAAGCGTAAAGGATTCAATACAACACATAAAACTAAATTAGCAGCCTGCGCCAAGTTCAAGCATTTAGTTGAAACTAAAAAAATGAAAATCAATAGCAAAGCACTGATTAGTGAATTAAAAACATTTGTTGCATTGGGCGGTTCATATGAGGCAAAGATAGGGGAAACTGACGATTTGGTAATGGCCACGCTATTGGTAGTCCGTATGATGCAACAATTAAGCAGTTTCTTAGTAGATGTAGAGAATCAAATCAAGGATTTTGATGAATTTCTGCCACCTTTACCGTTCTATGCTGTACTGGGCTAATTTTTGATAAATAAATTATCATGCCAATTAAACAAGAATCACTCAATAACCAATTAGAAGATGAACTAAGCAAATATCATCCTGTTCCTATGACCTCAGGTGGAAAGGAAGTTGATGTTGCTGACGAAGCGGATGTTTTTAGATTTGACTTCATCAAGGACGGGGTAAACTATGGACCTGTGCATGTCAGTGTTGACGGTACACAAACATTAACGATTTATTATAGTAAAGAAGTAGAAGACAGTCCAAAAGGTAATAGTGTAGACGGTTCAGGTGAAGAAAGTTTTGAC